CTGTCACAGGATAGGCGAGGTGATAGCGAAGTACCGCAACGCGCACCTGACCGGGGACCCGGAGTCGCTGCGTCTGCAGGCCGCTGATAATCAGGCGAACATGCAGCGGGTGATGAACCAGTGTTTCAAGGCGATCTTCGACAACGACGTGTATATCAAATCCGTGGTGCTGTCGAATGGCCAGCCGGTATACATCAAGAATGCCGCTGGTGAGGGTGTTCCCCTTGTCGAGAAGAAGATCAACCCCGCGATCAATGAATCCATCAAGATTCTCGAAAAAATGGGCTTCGGCCTGGCCGACTGGACGCTGACGCCGAAGTCGAAAGAGGCGAAGGCGGCCTTTGAAGGCTATCTTGCGGGTCGCGCCGCAGAGAAGGGGCAGAGCATTGACGAGTTCCTTTCCGAGCATAAAAAGCATATGACCGAATTTCAGAAGGCGCTGGAACGGGGGAATGTGGCTGCAAAGGAAGATCCGACGCTGTTGGAGGCCGAGCAGGAAGCGGAGGGCGCTGAATGATACAGGTGCAGCACATCCCCATCAACGATCTGCGGCCCGCGGAATATAACCCGCGCAAGATCAGCAAGGCGGATCTCGACAAGCTGAAAAAAAATATTACCGAGTTCGGCATGGTGGACCCGATCATCGTGAACCACGACATGACCGTGATCGGCGGGCACCAACGACTTAAAGTCTGTAAGACCTTGAAGATGGAGACCATGCCTTGCATCGTTGTGAACCTTTCCAAGGAAAAAGAGAAGGCGCTGAATCTTTCGCTGAACCGGATCTCCGGGGAATGGGATGAAGAGACACTGAAACAGGTCATCGGCGATCTGGCCTCGCTCGAAGAGTTCGATATGGACCTGACCGGGTTTGATGGAGATGAAGTCAATGCGCTGCTTGGAACAGTAAACACAATAGATTTACCTGATTTGCCGGAAGGGGATCGCCAACCATTTCAACAAATGACCTTTACTTTACATGATAGCCAAAAAGATATTGTTGATTTGGCTATAGAAAAGGCAAAAGAACAGAAATTTTATGCAACGGTTAACGAGAATAGTAATGGTAATGCCTTGTTTGTCATTGCAGAGGCTTATTTAAAATGAGTGCAAAAGATATACATGTAAAACCTATCGCGCCGCGGGACGCCAATGAATTGGTGAAGCGCGAGCATTATTCTAAAAAGGTCGTTAACAATAGTCAATTACATTTTGGTGTTTTCTATAAAGGCAAACTTGAGGGTGCCATGCAGTTCGGTCCATCCTTGGATAAACGAAAAATACAGGGACTTGTAAAAGACACTCTTTGGAATGGGTTTATCGAATTGAACCGCTTGGCTTTTTCGGACCTTCTGCCGAGAAACAGCGAAAGTCGCGCTCTGGGGGTGGCCTTTCGGATATTCAAAGAACATTATCCACATGTTGAATGGATTGTTTCATTTGCCGATGGCGCGCAATGTGGTGACGGAACTATTTATCGAGCAAGCGGATTTCTATTGACGGGTATAAAAAAGAATAATCAAATTTGGAAAGCGCCTACCGGTGAAATTTTCAACGATACAAGTATAAGGCCGGGCATTGGAGGGGAAAGGGAAAGGGAAAGGGCTTCCCTGGTATTTTCTCGTACCAGCCTAACAGATGGCCGAAGTAAGCAGCAGCAGCAGCAGGCGCAAAATATTATTTCCACTACTAAAGGCGGTCATATCCTTGAAACGGGTGCCAGTTCAATGAAAATTTATAAAGACGCCGGATGGAAACCGATTCCGGGATTCCAGCTTCGCTATATCTTTTTTTTGAATCCGGCCGCCCGCCTTCGGTTGACGGTTCCTGTTTTGCCGTTCAGCAAAATAGAAGAGATGGGTGCGGGAATGTATAAGGGACAAGCGCGTGGGAAGCAGGCTATAGACCCCGACCAGGGGAACAGCGACGGTGCATCGCCGATCCCCACGCTCCAAAAATCAGAACTGGAGGTCGCGCATGTATGACCCGCGCGCATGTGCCGGACATACATGTTCAGAGCAGGGCAGAGGAGGAGATCCTGAAATACGCAGAGACGGACCCGCTCTGGCTGAAGCATATCTGCAACGTGACGGCGAGGCCGCAGCAACTCATGTACATGGCGCAGATGGACGAGTATCCGATGATCGTCATCGTGGCCATGCAGCGGACGGGAAAGTCCGTCGCGGTGCAGGCGAAAAATCTGAAATGGTGCGCCACGATCCCGAAAGAGGACCTCCGGTATTTCGCGCCGGCGGTGTATCAGGCCCGAAAAAATCTGAAAGAGACCATAGACAAGATCCTTCAATCGCCGATCTTGCGCGGTTACATCGAATCGCGGCTCGGCAGGAAGCAGCTCTCTTCAACCCACTTCGCCTTTCTGAATGGATCGAACGGCGAGGCGTTCGGCCAGGACAGCAACCTGGACGGCGTGAACGCGACGATCCTACACATGGACGAGGCGGACGATATGGATTGGGAGGTGGTGAAGAACCGCATTTTCCCGCGCGCTATAGCCGCGAACGAGAACGGAATGCCGACGCGCTATATCATCACGGGCACGATACAGGAGGAGAGGGGAAATCTCTATACCCTGTCGCAGGACCCGATGTTCTTCAAGCCGCCGATGTTCACGATCCATCACGCGCTTGCAACCGGGTTGATCAAAAAACAGGATTTCGAGTTGCTGAAAGAACAATTGACGCCGGACGAGTGGCTGCGGATTGCGCTCTGCCTGTACAAGGGCGGGAGGCAGTTCTTCCCGCAAAAGACGCTCCGCAGGATGCAGGTACGCGGGGCGGAAATGCAGTGCAAGGCCATCGAGCCGGAGATGGGGAAGCAGTACGAGACAGAGGGCGACGTGGCGTTCGGCCTGGACATGGGGGCCCAGGGGCAGCAGGCGACGAGCTCGAAATATTCGATGACCGTGACGGAGCGCGTGGGGCTGTGGAAGCGGTGGGTGTACGGCCGCGAGTGGGCGCCGACGACGGACCCGAAGATCATCAAGCGGGACGTGGTGGAATTGTGGTCGTATTTCAGGCCGCGCGGGGGGTTCGGGGATGCGTTCGACTCGAACCTTATCGCGGACATCAACGATCAGCTCTATGCCCTGGGGCTGACGAACTACAACCGGAAGCGCGAGGGCACGGAGGAGAACAGTCAGGCGAACTGGGACAAGTGGCCGTTCCAGCCGATACGTTTTACGGGCTATCAAAAGCACTGGATGTTCAAGACGCTGCGCGACGACCAGATCGAGGGCAGATACTTTGCGCCACTGCCGGAGATCGAGGCCGACGATAGATGGGACCCGGCGAAGGCGAAGAATTTTTCCGATCCCGCATTCGGAGAAAAGGCGCTGGTGAAGTTCATAGTCCAATGCAAGAACATCCGGGCGGAGCGGGCGCCCTCGGGCCAGTATTACCTGTACAGCATGATCAAGGCGCGGCTGGGCGATGACTGCGTGGACAGCGCGGCGATGAGCAATGCCTTCCTCGAGACCGGGAAGGGGAATATCTGCGGGCCGATTGAGTTCGTGAGTAGCGGGAAGATGCTGGAGACGGCGGAGAGAAAGAACTGGTGAAGAACCAAAGGCCGCCACGAAGACACGAAGGCACGAAGAAAGAAAAAGATGGACGACTTGTTGAAAAACTGCGGGGTGCTGGACCTGACGAAACTTACCGAGAACAGCGTCCTCGTCATTCGCGGGCAGGACCATAGTACCGAGAACGTAAACAACATCATGGAATTCTTGAAACCGCAACTTCCAAAAAATATTTTGATCTGGCTGGCGCGGGAAGGCGAAACGCTCGAAGCGATCACCGAAGACGAGATGGGCAGGCTTGGATGGTATCGAAAAAAATAAAAAATTTCGCCACGAAGACACTAAGGCACAAAGAAAAGCAAGACTCGAATAATATGCCAATCGAAATCGAAAAAATGGCGGAGAAGCCGAAGGCTAAACGCAGAGGCAAGATCCCCGGCGGGGAGATCGCGGCCGCGTTCAACCCGAACAATCCTTATGCGAACTGGACGGGGAAGAAGCCATATCTGCGTTCGTACAATCCCGATAATCTCGTCAAGTCCAAAGGCATCAGCATTCAGATATATCAGGAGATGACGCGGGAACCGTTCGTCAAAGCCGCGCTGCAGCAGAAGACCACATCACTATTGTCCGTGCCCTGGGGCATCAAGCCTGCGTCCAATTCTGCGGAGCACGTAGAGCATGCGAAGTTCGTGACGTGGAATTTCAAGAACCTCATTGGCGGATTTACGCGGGACGTGTGGGAGATGTGCGACGCACTCGTCGCCGGGTATTCCATCCAGGAAAAAGTCTATGAAGAGATCCTCGATGGCGAGTATGCCGGCAAAGTACGGCTCGCGGCACTGAAATCGAAAGACCCGCTCTATTTCGGTTTTGCCTTCGACCCCTATATGAACCTGCTTCCCGACGGCGTGGTCATGACGCACAGCGCCGCCAACGAAATGGAGAAGCCACTGCCGTCGGACAAATTCTTTATCTTCTCTTTCCTGAAAAAATACGAGAACCTCTACGGGCAGAGCGATCTTCGCGCGGCCTATCGCGCATTCACGATCAAGGACACGGCCTGGAAGCTGCGTGCCATCTACATGGAGCGTTTTTCCGGGAACGCGCTCAAGGGGAAATATCCGCGCACAGGCACGAAGGCACAGCAGGCGGAGAACAGGGACAAACTCGTTGAAATTTTCCGGGCATGGCAGAACGAGACGGGCGTGGCCATCCCCGAGGATCTTGAAATCGAGGTCTTGCAGATCGCAACATCATCCGACAGCGAATACGCGCGGGCCATGGCGGACTGTAACGTGGACATTGCCGTAGGCATCCTCGGCGAGACGCTGACGTTGAACGAAGGCCGCAAGACCGGGGCCAGGAACATGGGCGAGATCCACAAGGAGGTCGTGGACCTTTTCGTTCTGTTCCTCGACATGATCCTGACCGCGGACATCAACGAGCAGCTTGTCCGCGACGTTGTAGATACGAATTATGCGAACGTCACGGAATACCCGGAGTTCTATTTCTACCCGCGCGAGGACTATGACCCCGTCGCGTTCGGCCAGGCAGTGCAGAGCTGGCAGGCCGCAGGCGCGGAAATCAGCAAAGCATGGTTCTATGAAAAAGTTCGGATGCCGATCCCTTCGGGCGAAGGCGACGTGCTCGAACCGAGACCACAGGCCATATCAACCGCCGGATTCGGGACCTCCCCGAATTATCCCCACCCCGGATCCGGCGGCCCTCCTTCTGCGCAGCAGAAGGGGATGGAGAAACTTGAAGAGATTCACAAATTTTATTCAGATGATCAACCGAGGGATGAAGAAGGACGTTGGACTGAAGGCATAGGAAATGCTGTTGAAGGAGCCAGAAAGTTATTGATTGCAGCAAAGGCAAAAGGACTGTCCGCACATAATATCATACAAGCTTCACATGGCAGGAGTGTTTTAGAGAAGGGCGGCCAAGAGAAAGAATGGCGTCAAAGAATGATAGCCGCAGCTAAAAAAGACGGCCTTTCAACTGATGAAATTGCCGCCGCTTTATCAAAATTGGCAGAAGCAATTCCTGCAATGGAAGTGATTACAGTCGACGGATATTACCGGGAACTGGACAAGTTCGAGAAATTCGCGGAGATACCGAAAGTGGATCTCCGGCTGAAACGCCTGACGGACAAGGCCCTCGATATTTCGCGGCCGGCATACGAGAAGATTTTTGCATACGTGCTGAAACAAGTCGAGAACAAGAATATTCTTACAGCCCAGGATTATGAGGCGGCGGCAAAGGTCGCCGTGAACCCGGCACCGCTCAAAGATTCGATCTTCCGTTCCCTGCTCACGGCGCACATGATGGGCAGGGGCGACGGCGTGATGAATATGCAGAACCAGGGATATGATTTCGGCAAGATCAAAAAATTCGCAGAGGTCGCTTTCGATTGGGAGGTGCTCGATGAGCCGTTCACGCCGGAAGAAGCAGTGAAGTTTTTCTCCGGCAAGGTGCCGATGACGCGCGAGGAATTCGACGCGCTGACCGAGAAGCTCATGTCCGAGGCGTTCTATGTCACGGGCCTCGAGAAGTTGAACATCGAGAAGGATGTGAAGGCGCTTTTGACCGACGCGCTGAAGAACGGGATGACCCTGGAGGAGTTCAAGTTCAAGCTGAACGAAATGCAGATCAAATACGCAACGCCCGCATACGGGCGCGAGGGAACCATCGGCGAAGGCATCCTCGATTATCACGCGGAGACGGTGTTCCGCACGAACATGATGGATGCATACAATCAAGGCCGGCGCGAGATGTACGGGGACCCGGACGTGAAAGCCTATTTCCCGGCCTATGAATACACGGCGATCATGGACGGGAGGGTGACGGACATTTGCGCGGGCCTCGACGGCAAGATTTATCTGGCCGACGATCCGATATGGGACACGATCTGGCCACCGAATCATTTTTCGTGTCGGTCCACGGTGGTGACGGTGAATAAATATGATTTTAACCGGGACATGATTAGCGAGCCGCCGGGAGGAAAACCGGCCCCGGGCTTCGGAGGGTGATCATGCCGAAAGAATATCTCGATTGCGTGGCTGCATTGAAGGCCGAAGGGAAAAGCGAGGACGAGGCGCAGAAGACCTGCGCCATCGCCTATCACAAAAAACACGGCATGACGCCGCAGGAGGCGGAAAAAATGGGAGACGATAAAATCATAACCGATTTGGCGGAGCTCCGGGGCCTGGAGATCGTGAAGACCGGGGACCATATTTCCGAAGCCGGGAAAAAGGTCACCTTCACCGAAGCGGACCTCGATGAGATGATCAAAAATGCGGCGGACTTGAAAGACACGATCAAGCCGACGCTCGTAGTGAGTCACGCGGAAGGCGACCTCAGCGCGGCCATCAATGCGCAGGTCGTGGGCGCTCCGCAAGTGGGATGGATGGACCCGGCGAGCCTTACAAAAAAGAAAAATACAGACGGCAGCGTGAGTCTGCTTGCGAGTTTCAGGGACATAGCAAAGAACGCGGAAGAGAAGATCGGCACGGCACTGAAGCGGATATCGTCGGAAATATACGACAACTACAAGGCGGGAGAAAAAACCTTCGGCAAGGCACTGCGTCGCATAGCCTTCGTCGGCATCCCCGCCATCAAGGACATGCAGGATGTAACCCAGGCGCATCTCGTCTTTGGCGAGACGCCTGATCAACCAACCACATGGGTAACGCTCTCTGAGGCCGCCCCAAAAAAGGAGGATGACATGACAGCAGAAGAAGCAAAAAAAATGCAAGACGAAGTTACAAAGCTCTCTGAGCAGGTCGCGGCCCTCGTGAAAGAGAACGAAGAACTCAAGAAGGCCAAACCGAAGGCCGACAGCGCGGACATGGACGTGTCGGAGATGGCGGAACAGGTCATCGGACTCACTGAGAGGGTGACTAAGATGGAAGAAGAGGCCAAGACAAAGGACGACAAGATCAAGGCACTCGAAACCGAACATCAGAGCACGGTGACAAAACTCTCCGAGGTCGAGCAGAAAAAAAAGCGGGAAGACATCGACCGCTTCTGCGCTGACCTGATGCGGACGGGCCGGGTATCGCCGGCGCTCCTGAAGCTGGGGCTGCAAAAGTTCATGGCCGGCCTGGAGGACAACGAGGTGCTGAAGTTCGGCGAAGGTGTCAAGACCTACGACCTGACCCAACTGGGTTTCATGAAGAAGTTTTTCATGAGCATCCCGCCGAATACCATAGTCCGTTTCGGCGAACTGGCCTTCGGGAAAGCGGATCCGAATGCGAATGACGCTGGCAAGACCGCGGCGGACAGACTGTCCGAGGCCACCAGGAAGTTCATGGCCGAGAACAAAGTCCTGAGTTTCAACGAGGCGTTCAGCCTGGCGCAGAAGGCCAACCCCGCGCTGGCCGCGGAATATCAGCAGGAGCTCGGGCAGACGGAGCAGTAAACAACAAGCAAGAAGTAAGAAAATTTGAATTAAGAAATTTCTTAATTCTCAATTCTTCCT